CGGGCTGGAGCGTATTTGTGACCAGGTCCGCGACAACATATCCCGAGTTGACATCAAGTATAACAGTGACGGAGTAGTCCATACCCACCCCGAGCGCAACGTCAGTGCCTGCAACGTACCTTCTTCCGACCCGTGGCTCCTGGTATATATGTCCGGGTCCCACTTCGCGGATCGGCGACTTGCATTCCTCGGCCATTCCTATAATCATGTCGCGGTCAAAGATGCTTTGAGCTTTAGGGGGCGCGAGCGCTTCTGTTTCCTCTGACGGATATTCCTGCTCCATGTACTGTTCGGGACTCATTCCCTCAAGATCGAGTACCGGAACCGAATCTTTCGTCGCGTCGTACCACTTCTCATCTCTTCCGGGCCTTGCGTGCCACGGAACAAAGAGAGTTTTCCACCCGTTGTCGGGGGCCGCGCGGTAGAGTTCCTTAAAGAGCGAACTCATCTCGCGTTTATTTGACGTTGATCCCATGATCATCTGGCCGCCACCGTCAATTGTGGGCTTTACCGCGGTGTAATTTTGTGCGTGGTATTCATGAAAGTCCGCCTCGTCCTGTATAACGACCGATGCCGTCTCTGATCGGCCTGCATCTTCTGTCGAGGGAAGGGCGAGTACCTTTGAATCACGGTTTGGAATACCTATCTCACTCCTTGAGTCAGGGGAAAGGGGAGCCTGCCAGTCCTCGGGCAAGTTCTTGAGTATGAAGCGTACCTTGTCAAGAAGTGAGAAGGCTTCAGTCTGTCCCTTGGATATCATCAGGACGTTAGTCCCTGGATTAAACGTGAGAAGCCACGCTGCGTATGCGGCACTTGTCCACGAAAATCCGAGCTGCCTTGCTTTAAGTATCGAAACAAGGCGGTTTTCAACAATCGCTTTAGCAAGTTCAACGAGATAAGGCCATTTCTGGAAAGGCACGGCACCACCGGATATACCCGCATGGATCTGCGCCCTCTCTAGAATCCTCACATGATCAAGGAAGTCGGGTTCCTTCCCGTCAGGAGATACGAAATTCCTGCGGGCGAACTCCTTTTCAATACGCCGTACAGCTTCCTTCCTGTGAGATTCGGGTATGGCAACCATTTAATCTACCTTTTGTTTTTCTAATAGCGTTACCCTGGGCATATATTCCTCCGGATCTGCCGTCATCACAGCAGTAATCGACGTTAAAGGCCCCTCTATTCTGAGATTTGTATCAGCATCAATGAACGTAAACCCTGTCGCACATATACCTCCCTCCCCACCGCCATGCAAAAGCTCTGACTGGCATATGAACTCATAGGAATCAAGTGCAAAACTACTGCGGCCATCATTGTAGTGACTAAGGTCGTACCACTTTCCGCTGATGTTAACCTTAACAACGTCATCGACTTCTATGGCCAGTGACATTACTTCTTGCCTTTCTTGGGCTTCTTGGATTTTCGGGGCTTCATGGGTTTTTTCTTGCCGTATCCGTATCCCTTGGGCATTATCTTCTCCTTGAACGTATTCTGGCGTATGCGCCTCTGGCTTTACTGGCTTTGGAAGCAGCCCTTCTACCGGCTGATGCTCCGCGCTTTAACGCCATACGGTTTAACTGGCCGCGTTGTTGTGATGCAGAAGGCTTACGTGAGGCTCTGATTGGTTTTCGTCTTGGACCTGCCATAAAGACCTCCTGTGAATCCGGTGGAAATCGATCGGGGACATACGATTGTGAGAGGTGCATCAAACGCAATACATATGCCCTTATTTAAAATAGCAAATTACCACCACTAAAACAACCTTTCCGCACCTTAAAGTACCCAGATTCGTAAGGTCTGAATACGGATTGTGTGGTATGAATAACCGGGCGGGCATTGATGGTGTCCTTGTAAATCCTCCAAATGTATGAAAGAGGCTTTAACCCCTCCGAAAACACTGCAACACTGCAACAGTTCAATCCCCTGTATTAGTAAATCCACGTGATGGAGCCGCGGTTGCAACACCTCAATACCCCCCTAAAAAAAGAAAGAAAGAAGCAAAGAAAGAAAGGGGGGATATATACCCCTACGGGGTTATATATATCCCCCCTAAGACAAATTCTAAGAAATACAGTCACAAAACAGGACAACTCGGACAACTTTACAGGACTGTCCTACTTTAGGAAGGACCCAGTAACAACAATTCAAGATACCCTCACCACCCTACTTGATAATCAAACCTCCCTTTTCCAAGGATCTTTCCTCTAAGCATGACACCCCTCAAAGAAATATATTTATGAAGGCCAACTATGCCGTAGCACCAGAATACCCCCTAGGCACAAAACAGGACAGGTAGGACGCCTAAAACAGGACAGTCCGAGTACATGGATCTTCTCCTCTAATAGAAGGAATACCTGGCATCGAAGACGGAATGAGAAACAACGAATACGGAATAGTCACAAAAACGGTTGCGAGGTGTACACTACCACCTTTGGTGGCGGGGGCCGCCCACGTTTGACGCGATCAATCATTTTTTGCGACACCCCTTTCCTATATTCTGGGCCAAGATGGGCCAGCCTTGGGAGCCGTCGTAGTCGTGGCGAGACTAGCCCGGCTCAGTCACAAGGGGGTTTAAAAATCCTCAAATTTTCAGTCATGGGGTCGGGGATTCTCTCAGTCACTAATAGAGTAGGGGGTTTTGATCTCTCTGCTGACTGGCTATCTATTATATATAGAGCCTTTCAGCCTATCCCCTAGTCATCCCCTACCGTCCTAAATTCTCCCTCGATTGCTGGGGGATCATTGGCACTAGTCAAGGCGTCGAGCAAAGCGCCGCTATCAAGTGCCTGGAGTGTCGCATCGATGTTTATCTGCTGCGTTAGTTCGCGCTTATCAATCCACAAGCCCGCAATGTGGGCTAATGAGTCCAAAGCTTGCCGCGCCGCGCTTAGTTGCCGATGTTCTTTGCCGAGCGCTACTAATTCCAGGTATTGATTAATCAAGAAATCCCTATCAATATCCTGTTTTCTCTGCGTAGTTGTTAAGTTTTCTTGCTGTACCTTAACAAGATAATCGCGCACCTTAACATGCCTTAACAATCGACTTGCTGCACTATTTACAACGGTTTCCGGTTTGTCGCTGCCGTATGCCGTTCTATAGGCTGCTGACGCATTGCGACCATTGTTTAGGTAATCATTACAGAATGCCAATTGATTCTTATTTAGATCATGTTTAATTTCTACCATTTATCACCTGGTTAAAATCTTTTATTTATCCTGGAATTTTACCATCAATTAATTTAATATCTAAAAAAGACTTGACAAATAAAGTCTAGTCCTATAAGCTATCCCCAAATCAAATAAATTAATCAAGTTTCAAGGGGTGCAACATGAGCGATCACATTGGGTATAGCAGAAAAGTAACAATCGCAATATTGAATGATCACAACATGAGAATTGAGGATTTCAAAGACTTTATAAAATACGTTGGAATTAAAGACTATTACTCAACAAAAGAATTAAAACATTTTCTAGGCTATTAATAAACAAGTTTGAGGGGTGCAACATGACAAACTTATTTTTCGGTACATTTAATGATTCCAGGCCATATTGCCATCACGGCATTAGTCAATTTTGCCCACTATGCGAGGATGGCAAAAACTATCTCAAAAAATGTTCAACTTGTGATATCAAAATATGGGCGGGTAAGACTGAAAAAATAAATCATGTTGCCGGTAATCCCATGCGCCAAAAACTAGCAAGTCTTATATGGAATTTCCGAAATCAAAATTTCGAAAAAAAAGATGTAAAAAAAGCTTTTACCGATCTTTATTCAACATATAAAGAATTATTTATCGCATCGCAAAATACCAAAAATGCCTTATCTATATATGTTGGCAATTTCCAGTCAAAAAATTTACACACTATTAAAAGCTAATAATTGGATACTATCGGCCTGGAATTAGTGCGCTAACACTGCTCCAGGCCTAATCAAAAAAAGTATATGAGGTACTTTAATGACTACAACAACATTAACAGAAAAACCAGCAGCAAGCGCGCCGGCGCTTAAAAAGCTTAATAAAAATACAGTATGTATATATCATCAAGATAATGTGATTGTACTTGCTACGGGCCTTGAGCGACCATCAATCAACAGCAAAACCGGCGACATGATCCAAACTTATATTATGCGCGCCGACATTGCGCCTGATGAAGCAGCAAAAATAGGCCTTGATGAAACGGTTTGCGGTACTTGTGCGCTAAGGCCATTACTTGTAAAGCTTTACGGCAAAACCGGCGACGTGCCTTGC